GTGGCGTTAAGCCACGGAATTGGTTATCTCCATTACTGGAGCCCCGGAAGCCCAGAGGATTATAAGTAACCTTCTGTTTTCAGGATCTTTTCAGCTAATGATCTGATAAATTTACCTTTAGTAGTTCTCAAACGAACCGGTTTAACCTTACCAAGGTTAACGATTTGTTCAAGGCTAAGTATAGGTATAAATTCTATCTCGTTAAGTGCAGTTTGTGCTTCCTCCTCAGGGGACCAAAATTCACTAGCCATACCTTCATCAAAATCAGGTATGATTGGTGAGATCCTCTGTTGGAGCTCGTTTACCTTAAATAATAAAGAATCGTAAACAGCAAGTGCAACCACTTGATATTTGGATTCGATATCTCGCAGGTTTTCCAGTGCGGACCCTATCTGGCCCTGTGATAGGAAATATCCCATCATAGATTGCTGGATTTGTTTTACTAACTCACCGCATCTTAGTCTAAATAACCTTCCCAAGGTTACTTTAGCAAGAAGCTCTGAGTTGCAATTCTCTAGGTTACCCCAAATATGGGCGCCTAGGTCTCGCTTTATTTTAAAACAAAGACAAAGGTAGAGTTCCTCCAAAGGTGAAAGCCCTAAAAGGGACCTAACTCTGGAAACGGGAAGTGTTTCACGCAGCAGATCTCTACTTCCGAGAAAATTGATATACTCTGGGAGTTCAAAAGAATCCCCAAAAGCATCATCGATTAATTCGGGAGGGACAGGCGTAACTTCTTTTCCGTCTACGAACAATCTCTTTGCGAATTCTGCTATGCAGGATCCGCTAGGATTATACCTAGATGGGAAGAATGATTTACTATCAGAGATTTCAACCTCTAATAGCTCAATCACACGCCTATAAAGTTCTGCAACTTCTTTATGCCATATTACTACGTCATCACCCAGAATTGCGTATCGAAAGAAACCTCGAGATTTATATCTCTTGTCAACTTTAGATGCACAAAATTGGATTACGGCGTGGTGAGTGATAGAGAAAACAGCCCATGAGCTATATAAGCCCATAGGTTGCCCGACTCTGTAATTATACTGTTTCCCCTTATATTCAAATTTCATAGAAGTTAGGATTTTATTCCAAGCTTCTCCGATTTCTGAATTAAGGAATCGTAAGACGTCCGATTGCGGCAGAATAGGAAACCTATCTGTCGCCTTGGTTAGATCGAAAGACCATATATCCTTCTTCAAAGAAGTTATTCTTTTAACTCTCTGAGAGGAAGAATCTTGGTCATATAGACCATCACAAGGGAGCCTACGAAGTAACGAATATATTACATCGTGGATTTGCTTAAGACTGTCTTGGATCCAGTAATTTCCAATCGCTACAAGGCGAGTTTTGCCTCCAGGGGCGGACACAAACGTGATCCTACCTTGGTAAGACTCTGCTCTTCCTGTAGTCTTTTGAAAATCATCATTATCTTTATATATTAATTGATTAGCATCCAGTAGATCCATAAAACGTGATCTATTGAATTCTTGGCTTAATTTTCCAAGATTGCTTTTCATATTTATATCTATAGCTAATGATTGTTTCCCAGCAGTTGGGAGTGTTTTACCTTCTACTCCTGTTTTAGTGGAGTAGTGTAAAACATCTTTTCTCTCAAGCATAGCTTTATGATCTTCAAATCTCTCTTTGAATAGCCGTTTTATACGGTTACCAAATTGAGAATTATGGAGAAAACCATAAAACTCTTCTCTAAGGAATAAACGATAGTGAAATTCTCCGTTGCTTGGCTCTACAACTGAGCTCAAGTCCGGTATTGGATCGAGTTCGAAGCATTCAAATGATCTCATTATTGTGAGTATCATTCGTCTTTCTTCTGTTCTTAATCCTACCTTGAATTTATTGGAAATCTTAAGAAAATTATCCTTAGGATTCCTCTTAAGCCAAGGTATAGAATTATTATTCTCTATAGGTAAATTCAATGAGTAGTTTAAACTCTCATTGTACATTAACTTTAAGATTCTTACTGCCTCCCTATCACCTCGGGATTTTATCAATCCTTTGGATATAGATAGGTAGAAAGAAATATAATTCTTCTGGTTTTGTTCAAGAATAGCAAAGTGCTTAGGGAATTTAACCCCAAGTACAAAGCTAAGTTTCTTGAAAAGCTTCGAGTGATTCACATCTTTCATAAATATATTGATAGATTGTGATTGCTATCGGTCCCTTTTGAGTTGGACGTGCCATCACCCGCTTATTAAGTTAAGCGGTAACCAGTTGTGAAGCTTATAGCAGCTGGGGCCAAAGAATTTCTTGGAATCTGCTGCAGGGTTATACTTCACAAAACTCCCGAAAAGGG